CCGCTTGCAGCAGGAGCAGGGCAGGGCCAGCTCGACGAACAGGTGCGCGATGATGCAGGAGGCTTCGGCTGGTGGGATCGGGGTGTAGTTGTAGCAGTTTCCCATCAGCACTCGAGCCTCCGCTGCCCTGTGTTCCAGATGCCGGATCTCACGGTCAGCCCCTCCAGATCGTCGAATGTGATCTGGAAGGGGTTGCTCGTGATGTCCGTGCAAACGAAGTCCCACAGGGCGTCGACCTTCACCTTCAGAGCGTTGTCAGCCGCGTCGACATACTCCTTCGTCGTGATGTCCTTCGGGTCGTCGACTGCTCCGTAGTGTTTCATAGGCCGGCCTCCTTACAGTGCGATGCTTGTGATGATGACGAGGATCGGGTTGGAGGGCGCGGCCGCGAGCGTGACCGTGACTTTTCCGTTGGCCGAGGCCGTGGCGTTCTCGAAAGAGACGTCGCCGATGACCTGCTCCTTGGTGACGCTGTCGATCAGGATCACGTTGAGGATGTAGCCGGTGACGGCGAAGCTCTTGCTCGCCGCGTCGCTGAGGGTCTGGACGGTCTTGGTGACGGCCTTCGGGATCGCGGGCTTGTTCTTGATGAAGGCGTCACTATTGCCGTCCGTCTCGTTCCAGTCGCTCTGGACGTTCTTCTCGGCGTCGGCGGGAGCGTGGGCGCTCTGGCTGTGGTCGTATGCCGTCTTGCCGCGGTCGCCGCGGTAGGCGGTGCTCGCAGTCTCGCCGATGGCGAGGTCGTTGCCGATGACGGCGTAGGTCGTCCCGCTCCAGCGGTACGTCTTGTTCTGGTACTCGCCTTCGCTCAGGATGACGTAGATCTTGTCGGACTCAGGTGTCAGGGCGGCGCCGCCGGAGGTCTTACTCAGCCAGTCGGCACCGAGGGCCGTGACGCCGGTGCGGATGTAGGCGTCGACGACGTCGTCCACATAGCTCGGGAGCTGGTTGGCCGGCACCTTGCCGCCGCTGTCCAGCTCGGCCACGCCGCCGGCTGCGCCCTTTTCCGTTGCGGGGATCGCGCCGACGTCAGCGGCAGCGGACGGGATCGTCGGCTTGTCGCTCAGATCCTTATAGCTGCCGGAGAAGGCCACGGTCTTGAGGTCGCTGAAGAACTTCAGCACCTTGCCGAGCAGGACGCTCAGCTTCTCGCCGGAGACGGGTGCCTCACGCTTGGCCGCTGCCTCGAAGGCGACGGTCACGTTGGAGCCGTCGCCGTCCGTGTTCAGCTTGCTGGTGTCCTTGGGGTGGACGTGGTCGCCGCGTGCGAACGCTGTCTCAGAGCCGACGGCGGCGGTGCCGTTCATCTTCGGCGTGGTCGTGGATGCGACTGCGCCCTCGGGGACGTCCTTGGCCGTGATGAACTTGCTGTCGTTCTCGAGCTGCGAGAGCTTAGTCGGCACGGGGATCCATTTCTCACCTGTCCACAGGTACAGCGTCAGGTCGATGCTGTTGAAATAGATCTGGCCGATCTTCGGGTTGGCCGGAGGTGCAGCGAGCGGCTGCATGATGGCGTTTTGGATCTCGTTCTGTGAGAGATCAATGCTTGTCAGGAATTTCACGGGTTTACCTCCTTAGTTGAAGTATGCAGTCCCGGAAAAGGCTGCGCAGAAGGTCAGGCGCACGGTGTTGTCGTCGAGGTAGTCGACCTCCCCGATGACCACAGTGCCGGCGCTGTCGACGACCGTGACGGCGGGCCGCTTTCCGAGGTTGTGGGCGACTGTCCACACCTTCGCTGCCTGCGCCTGCTTGTGGGTGTGGTGCCTGTCGTCCGTGATGCCGAGCTGCGCCGGCGTCATGTCGCCGATCAGCTCGTGCCCGTTGATCTTGGGCTTGTTGCGCAGGGCTTCGTAGTTTGAGGCGCTGCCGCCGCCCGTCTCCTTCATGGAGGCGGTCATGGAGGCAGGCGTCTCGGTCATCTTCGCCCCGAAGGTCTCCGCGCTGCCAGAGAACGAGGCATTGAAGTCGACGCTCACTTAGATGACGCCGTCCTTCAGGATCCGGCTGAGCGGGGCGGTCATAATGTTGCTCGCAAACGCGCGCCCGTCCTCCATCCTGCCGCGGATCTGCACCTCCACCTGTTGATCCTCGTCTGGAGACAGAGAGCCGAGCAGCAGCGTGTCGGCTTGCGTCAGGCTGACGGTGACGACCTTGTCGGTCGCGTCGACGCCATCGTCCCCGAGATGCTTGGTGACTTCCACCTGCTTCGGCGGGGCATAGGTGGCGAGCTGCTGCGTGCGGAATGTTACCCACATGGTCACGAACTCGCTGACGTCGATGTCACAGTTGATGGTGATGGTTGGTGTGGTGCCTCTATACATGGGCGGCCTCCTTTCTGGCCTTTGGCCGGTAGTTTAGCACTCGAGGCGCTGGAGTCCGCTGTTCCAGATGCCAGCCGTCAGGGTGATGCCCGTCAGGTCTGCAAACGTGATCTGGAAGGGGTTGGTCGTGATCTCGCTGAAAACGGCGTCCCACAGCGTTGCGATCTTGCTGGTGTTCTGGCCGACCGCGTTGCTCAGGTCATTCACCGACGCCTCGGCGGCCTGTGCGATTGCGATGGCCTGCCGGGCGAGTGCCAGAGCCTCCTCTGCCGTAGCCTGCGCGCCGAGGGCGATGGCTTTGTAGGTCTCGTAGTCCTCTTTGGTGGCGTAGGCGTCGGCGGGGATGTAGGCGGTCACGTTGGTGGCCGTGCCGATCGCGGTGACGATGTCGATGGTTTTCTCGACGATGGTGGCGCCGCCGGAGGGCGGGATCCACTCGGCCAGATCGCCGCAGTTGCCGTAGCAGTACAGCACCTCGCCGACCTCGGGATCGGGATCTTCGGCATAAAGGCCGAGCTCGCGGTAGTAGAAGCCATCGGTCTCGTCGCCGTTGGTGAAGATGCCGCCGACGGCCACGGTGCCGTCGCCGTTGATCTTCAGCTTCGTGATGTCGACGGTCGCCTTCGGGCTGACCACGCCGGTGAGGGTGCGGGGCGTCTGGCCCTCCTCGAGGTAGCCATCGCCGAGGACGATCTTGGTGTAGTTGATCTTCTGGCCGGCCACGCCCTTCGCCAGAACGATCAGGCCGGCGGTGGTGATGTCGTTGTTGATAAATGCAGCCATGTCTATCTCCTTTCCTTAGTCTGAGATGACCGCCGCGTCGGTGCCGATGCTGACGGTCTCGCGGTTGTTGTCGTGGACGACGGCCGCGTGGTAGATGTGGATCTCGTCGCTGCCCATGACGTGCACCTCTTGGGTGTGATCCCTGACGGCCATGCCGGAATAGAGGAACATTTCGCCAGTCAGGCAGATCAGGATCGCGTCGAGCCACGAGCTGCGGCGCTTGACCGTCCGCAGCAGTTTCAGGAACAGGTCGAGGTTGCTGTTGACGAGGCTCGGGTTGTCGCTCAGCACCTTGAAGTGATGCGGCTGCCCGCCGTACTGATACCATTCCCTGACCTCGCCGGTGCCGAAGTAGTCGGCCACGATCTGCTTCACGGCGTATGGGGTGCCGAGTTTCGCGTAGACGCGGTCGCTGCTGCGGATGACGGCCCGCTTGACTGCGATGGGCGCGGTGCTGTCATACCACTGGATGTTCAGCTCCCACGCCATTTCGTCGAGCTCTGCGTCGTTGAGCTGGTCGATCTTGTCCCACCTGCTCAGGAGCTTCAGGCGCGCATAGGCGTCGCGGCTGATGATGTCGCAGCCGGTGGCGAGGCCCTTGTCGCTGCCGTCCTCCTGCATCCACGCAGGCAGCAGCTTGACCATCTCGGTCTCATTGAGCCGCATTTACACCACCTCGCTCTCGACCTTGTGGCTGACAGTCAGGTGGCCGCTGAATTTGGCGACTTGCGTGTCGTCGAGGGCCTTGTAGGTCGGCTTGACGACGTCCACGCGGAAGGCGCCGGTCAGGTTCTCGCCCCACGAAGGCGAGAGGATCCGCTTGCGGAGCTGGTCAGGGTTGATGTCGCGGCCGAGGGCTGCGACTTGCCACTCGTTGTAGCGGTCGATCGCGCCGCCGGTGCCTTCGACGTTGGCGATCACCTCGGCCTCACTCTCCGGCGTGGTGTAGTACACGATCTCGATGTCGTAGGTCTCGACCTCCGGGGGCACGGCGCTCACCTTGTCAGTGAGCGGCCGGATGTCCTTGGCGTTGACCACGTCCAGCACCTTCGCCAGCATGGCAGCGTCGGGGATCCCGCCGCCTTCCAGCAGGGGCACGATCTTGACGCAGCCCTCCAGCGTGCGGGTGATGATGATGTCGATACTCTCGGAGGCCGAGAGGCTGCCCTTGAGCGTGATGGTCAGCAGGCCGTCGGTGTAGTCGACGGTGTAGTCCGTGTCCTTGGCCGCCGCTGTGCTTTGCCCGTGGGCCTTCACGACGAGGCTGTCGGTCAGAAGTGTGCCGCCGCCCTTGAAGGCTTTGCCGTCGTAGACCGTGAGGGTCTCGCTGACGGTTTCCTTCTCACTGACGGCCTTTGCGTCCACGATGGAGCTGTCGGCCGTCATTACCCAGTAGATGTAAGCCTGTTCAGGGCCCGCGGTGGATCTCTTGGCGGGCGCCAGACGGATCCGCTCGCGGAGGCGGTTGTCGCCCTCGGTGGTGTAGGGCTCGCCGTCATCGCCTCCGGCCGTTTCGGTCAGATTGGTGACGGACTCGATGTAGGGGATCAGGTCGACGAGGGTGGCGATCGTGCCGGCTGCGTAGCCGTTGAACTTCGTGCCGTTGCTCACGGCCGAGGTCGGCACCTCCACAGAGTAGGCGCCAGCTTGCAGCACAGCGATCTCGTCGGTCGCAAAATAGTTTTCACTGTCCGGCGTCACCTTCGTCCACTTCGGAATGATGATGTTTTTCTCCTGCGGCGTGGAGACAGAGAAGCGCATGGTCGTCTTGGCCGGTGTGCCTTCCAGTCGTTTCACGTCCTGTCGCTCGCCGATGGCGTCCAGCACCTCGCCCCTCGCATAGCGGAGGAGCGTCTGCCGGCCGACGTCGTTGAGGCTGTTGTAGAGGGCAACGAACACGGGCACGAGAGCCTCGCCGAAGATCCGGCGCTCGTCGCCCGGGTAGAGCGGCTCGCCGGCGCCCTTTTCGAGCTCGGTGATGATGGTCTTGTATAGGGTGCTCGCGTCTGTTGTGGTGAGTTTGATGTACTCGCCGTAGGTGTTTGTCGCGTCGCTCACGCTGTTCACCTCCTTCATGTGATGTTGTCGATGCTGGCCCGCAGCTCGAAGTCTCCGGCCTGAGCGGTCAGAGCCTTCAGGTCGGAGTCACTGAGCTGCACGCGGGGCTCGTAGGTTTCCACGAGGAACTCCACGTCGGCGGCCAGATCGGTCGCAGCGGTTTCGCTCGGCTTGTCGATCAGCGTGCGGTCGATCCCCTTGATGCGCTCATAGGGCACCTCCCCGCGGATGGTCTTGAGGAGGTTCTGCACACAGATCTCGGGCGCTCCGTTGCCGGATGCTTTCATGGGATCACCTCGCTTTACTTGAGCTGTGCGTTGTTGGGTTTCTTCGCAGCCTTGTCGCTGCTGGATGCTCCGACGGTGACGGCGCTCAGACGCCGGCCGACGCCGCCAGAGGACGAGACGCCGGCCGCGGACGAACTCTTGCTCGAGCCGCCTGCGCTGGCCTTCTTGCTGCTGGCCTCCTCGGCGTATTCCGTCAGGTTGATCGTGATCTTGCCCTTCAGGATCCGGCCGAGGTTGTCGAGTGTGGTGTCTGAGAGGCTGACGCCGGTGAGCTGAAGATTGGCCGGGCCGAAGCGCCGGCCGGCCAGATAGAAGGGGGCGTACTGCCCGACCAGCGACGTCCACGACTCGAACTCTCCCCGGGCGTCGCCGCCCACGGCAGACGCCAGATCGAAGTCGAAGCTCATGCTTTGCAGCTTGAGCGCCTTGGTCTTGGTGGCCGGGGATCCTGCCTTGTCGTCGCTGTTTTCCGTGTCGAGCTCGACGCTGGAGGAGACGCCATTCAGGGCGGCGATCCTCTGGCTGGAGACGCCCCACGTCTTGCCGTTCCATGATGCCATGACGGCCATGTCTATCCCTCCTTACTGCGGGCCAGAAGTGCCGCCTCCCATGCTGTCGGTGTGGGTGTGGCCGGTCAGGCTGATGCCCGTAGCGGTCACGTCTGCCGACGGGACGCTGATGCCCTTGTCCTGCATCGTGAGCGCGCCCTTCTTGACAGTGATGTCGCCCGGGACGATACCGTCCCACTCTCCGTCCATGCGGGAGAGGATGATGCCGGTGCCGTCCTCGAACATAGCATAGGCGACTTCCGTGCCGGGGGTCAGGTTTCCCATCTCTCCGCGCAGATACCACGGGATCGTCAGCGGCCGTGTGACCATGCTGTCGGCGGTGCTCGGGAGCACTCTGGCCGTGGTTTTGTCGCCGTTCCTGTCGGCCTTTCCCTCCACGCTGGAGATCTTGCCCTTCTGGATCATTTGGTTGTTGCTGTTCATCAATATCCCTCCAGTGGCTTGCGGAGGTATAGCTTGCTCCGCGTCTTGACGTAGTCGTGCCGGATCCGGCTGATGAAGGCTGTGCCGTCCCACGACTTAACGCCCTCGGTCGCCAGCGTGACCACAGAGCCCGCCGCATAGTCTCGCAGCAGCGAGCCCGTCCAGAGGGTGCCGACGGTCGCGTTTTTGTTGGCGTCCCGGAGGAGGCCCTTGGCGAAGCGGTCGGCCTCGCTCTGGTCAGTCATGCGGAAGGGTAGGATCCGGCGCAGCACCTTGTCGCCGCCGTTCGGGGCTGCGAAGGTGCCGGTCAGACCGCCGTTGACGGCTTCGGCCGAGCCGTAGGCGTTGGTGCCCTCGTCGCGGTACTCGAAGTCATTGGCCGGGGTGATGGTGATGGTGTCGACGGGCTGCTGGCTTTCCATGTACGCCTCGTCGTAGACGACCAGCTTGCCGTCATACACCAGAAACGCCGCGCCCTCGAGGGTGCAGCGGTTCTGAAAAAATGCGAAGTCTGCGAGGTTGTTCTGCTCGACGTAGTCGTAGGTCTGGTCGGTGATCCCGTAGGTCTCGAGCGTCAGGCCGTGGCGGCCGGCGATCTCCTGAGCCAGTTGCAGGAACTTGACCTTTTCCCATGACTTGCTCCGCTTATCCTTCGCAGACTGCGGGACGGAATAGGCCCGCAGGGTGATGATGCCGGACTCGGGGACGACGCTCTCGACGAACATTTTGCCCGTCTTGGCAGCGCCGTCCTCGATGGCGATGGTGTCGCCCTTCTTGGGGTTCCACGAGTCCCACAGTTCGCGGGTGTCGTTGAGCTTGAGCAGCAGCTCGTCGCTCTGCTTTTCGGCGTACATATCGTGATAGCAGCGGTGGACGCTGACGTCCGGGTAGATGCCGACGCCTTCGTATAGGATCTTCACGGCGTCACCTCCTCCACGGCGGCAGGGTCTCCGGCGTCTCCACAGTCTCGACGATCGGGATCCGCACAGCCTCGCCGCCCTCGAAGATCAGCACGTCGCTGAGGTCGGGGTTGGCCTCGATGATGGTGCTCGCCATGCGCTCCTCGTTATAGGCGACGAGCGCGATGCTGTCGAAGGTGTCGCCGCCCTGCGCCACATAATCAATAAAGCCGACTGTCTGCTGTGACATAGGCGCCGCCCTCCCTTCTGCTGAGTGCCTCGAGGATGAAGTCGATGAACTCCGGCTCGAGGTCGCGGAGCTTTCGGATCAGGGTGTCCTCGTCGGTGTCGCCCTCGACCTTGATCTGAGGTGAGAAGGACAGGCCGCTCAGGTCATAGACCACAGCCGTGCCCGATCCGCTGCTGATGGGCTCGTAGTCGGCCTCGCTGGATGCGCCCAGCATCCGGCCAGCCTCGGCCCAGTAGGACAGGTTTTGCGAGCGGTACGCAGGGTTGAAGCTGATGACCGCCTCGGTCGGATAGCGCGGATCCTCGCCCGCGATGGACGGGCCACTCGTGAAGCCGCCGGTCGCATAGCCGGAGACGTTGGCGCTGCCGCCGCCTCCACCTCCAAACAGGCCCGCGATCTTGCTGATGACGCCGGAGCCGAAGCTGACAATCTTCGATACCCAGCCGACGATCGTGCCGAGCACGCTTGCGATGGGCTCCAGAATAGCCAGAAGGGGCGAGAGGAGCGGCATGATCGCATTGAGCAGGCTCACGACCGGGGGCAGCAGGGCCTCGATCAGTTGCATCAGCGGAGGCAGCAGCGGCATGATGACGCTGTTGACGATTTGCAGGGCAACCTCCAGCAGCGGGGTGATGACCGGCAGCAGCGCGGCGATCAGGTTCGCCAGCACAGGCAGCACAGTCGAGATGATCTGCGTCAGCATCGGGAGCACGGTGGCAAGGATGCTGGCGATCGGCGGTAGAATAGCCTGAACGATCTGCATGAGCGGTGGGAGTAGCTGCTGTGCGAGGTCGAGCAGAGGCGGCAGGAACGAGCCCACGAGCTGAGCCAGTAGTGGCAGGATGCCCGCAGCCAGCTCCGTGACCATCGGCATGACCTTCTTCAGGGTGTCGCCCATGCCGACGAGGAAGTCCTGCACAAACGGCATACAAGCGTTGAGCGTGTCGGTGATGACCGGGCTGATTTCCTCGAAGGTGTCGGTCAGGATTGGGGCCAACGATGTCAGCGTGTTGGCGATCATCGACGCCATAGGCAGTAGGGCCACTTCGGCCGACCTCTTGACCGCCTCGAAGGCAGAGCCGAGGTCGTTGTACTTGACGTCGTTGATCTGCTGGAGCGCGGCGGCGCCGTCATAGGCTGCGGTCTCGATGTCACCGAGCACGGGCAGGATGCCCGCCTCCAGATCCTCGAACTGCGAGCCAAACAGTGCGACGCCGATCTCGTTGCGCTTGAGAGGATCCTCGAGCTTGTTCAGAGCCTCGACGGTGTCGAAAAATGCAGCCTGCGCGGTCTCGCCGCCGGCTGCAAAGGCCGCGAACATTTTGTCGGAGTTGAGGCCGAGGCCCTTGAAGGCTTCGGCGCTGCTGTCGCTGCCGTCTTTCGCTCTGATGTTGAACTCCTTGACGGCGTCGGCCACTTTGTCGATGCTGAACAGGCCGGCGTCAGCGCCTTCCACGAGGGAGCCCATGAACTGGTCGGCGCTCAGGCCGAGGGCCGCAAACTGCGCCGAGTATTCGTTCAGGGTGTCGAGCAGGTCGCCGTTTTTGTCTGCGCCGTTCTGTGCGCCGGTGGCGATTAGGCCGTAGGCTTCTTCGGCGCTGATGTTGAAGTTTTTCATCAGAGCCGAGGCGGCTCTGGCGCTTTCACTGATGTCGTAGTCGAAGGTGTCACGCAGCACGAAGCCGGCCGCGGTGGCCTGCTCCAGCGCTTCGCCGGCCAGATCGCTCGCTTTCTGCGTAGCGGCCAGCCCTTCGGCCACGTCGTTGAAGTCCTCGCCGAGGTTCTGCGCGTAGATGTTTTTTACACTCTCGCCCAGCGCGTCCAGCTCGTCGCCGGTGGCGCCGGTAGATGCGGAGAGCTGGTTCATGGCTTTGTTGTAGTCGTCGCCCAGCTCTGCCAGATACTTCCCGGCCTCGACGACCGCCTTGCCCGTCGCCACAGCGATGCCGCCCACGGCAGCACCGACGGCAACGGCCTTCCAGTTTACTTTGTCGAGGTGTCCCGCGACGTTGTCCATCGCCTTCCCGAGGGAGGGGTCGATGGTGCCGGCGAAGCTGACGACGGCCTGCATGATCTTGTTTTTGCCTGCCATCAGTGTCACCTCCTTCTGTATTTCCTGAAGTTATTCCGGGGCATTGAGGCGGCCTTGTCGCGTTGCCGCTTGGCCTCCTCGGCTGCCTCGTAGTATTCCATCAGGAAGTCGGTCAGGCGTTCCCGTCGGAGCTCGCCGACTGAGGTGTGGAAGGCTCGAGAGTAGTCTCGGACGAGCTCTCCGAGCCGCTTTCCTCGGATTGTGCCGCCGACCTCGCCGTAGTAAAATTTCGGCCGATCCTCATAAGCTCCATGACGTCGGGGCCGCTGATGCGCTCGAGGTCGCTGACGTCGATGTCGCTGTTGACGGCGACGATCGCCATCATGGCGAGATAGGCGTGCAAGGAGTAGTCGAGCTCGCAGGCGCCGGCGCTGCCGCCGCCCTTGTTGGAGGTCGCGCGGAGCTTGCGGGCCTCAGCATCGGCAAACATTCCAACGGTGATCGCGTCGGTGTCATAGGTCAGAGTCTTGACCTTTTTGCCGTTGATGGTGATGGGGTTCTGGAGTGTCAGCTTTTCCATGTGTGTCTCCTTTCGATAAATAGAGGGCGCCGCCCGGAGGCGACGCCCTTCTTGTTACAGGACGCTGCGGATGTCCTTGGCGTAGTCGACGCCGCCGACGCGCATGATGGTGTTGAGCTGGTCGATCAGCCAGTATTCGTTGCCAGCGACGAAAAGCTGGTAGCGGCTGACGGCCAGCGCGATCTCGTTCTCGCTGGCGTTGCCGGGATCCACGTTCAGGCCGGGGATGCCCTTGGAGACGCAGCGGAGGAACGCCTTGCAGCCTTCGGTCTTGGTGGAGCCGTCGGAGAGCTTGACGTCCTGCGCCCAGCGGATCTCGATGGTCTTGCTCGTCAGCTTGACGAGGCTGCGCAGGCCGAGGTCAATGCCGATCTTGGTGATGGACGCCTCCATCGCCTCGATCTGGCCGGGCAGCGGCGCCGTGTAGGTTCCCATCGCCTTGAAGTCAGCCGTCACAAGGTTGACGGGAGGCAGGGCGATGGTCACGTCCTTGGCGGCGAGAACGCCGTCCACATAGACGGTATCGGCGAGGATGGGGCCCTTCAGGTCGAGCCACAGGTTTGCCATTACTCGTCACCTCCTTCGTAGTAGACGGAGAAGCCCGCGTCGGTGTAGGCGACGTAGACGCTCGCAGACTTGAGGGGCGGGGTCGGGGTGACGGCGATGTCCCAGCGGAAGTCGCCATTCATCACGTCGGTGGTGCTGTTCTCGCTCTCGAGGAACAGGATCACAGGGGATCCGAGCAGCGCGCCCATGCTGACATAGCCGTCGAGCTTCTCCTGCTCGCGGTTGATGATGCGATCCTTCAGTGCGCGGGTCATGGGCTCGTCGATCTCCGGGCTCCACTCGCGCTGGAAGTCGTTGGTGATGTGCATGAGCATCCGCATGGAGACGTCGAAGATCGCGCGAGGATCCACGTCTGCGCCGTAGGTGTAGGCAGCCGTATGGTCGCCCCACAGTACCCATTCGCCGCCCCATGCCACGGCGGTGCTGATGCCGTTCTGCGTCAGCTCCTTGCCGCTCTGCTGGTCGAAGCCGCGGTTTTTCGCGTTGGCGCCGAAATACTGCTTGATGACGGGGATCGCCTTGTTGCCGCAGGTCTCCATCGGGACGCTGTTGTGGCTGAAGTCGGCACGCATGAGCTCGACCACGGCCAGCGTGCTCAGGTGGAACACGTTGCCGAGGTTGTCCACAGCCTGCGGCCAGTAGACCTTAGAGCGCTCGCCGGTGAAGGCGTTGGCCTTCTTCCATGCGATCGCCTTGGTGATCGTGTCGACCGCCTGCGCGGTGCTGTCCACGAGGGGCAGGTCGGCCACGACGAAGGCGTCCCAGTGGCCGTTGATCTTCTTGCAGGTCGTCAGCATGGCGTTGTAGACGGCAGGGCTGTGACTCCAGCCGGGGGCCGCGATCAGATTGCAGACCGCGAACTGCTCGGGATAGAGCAGCGCGATCGCGCTCAGGCCGCTGTACTCGCCGGAGGAGGTGACGCCGCCGATGATGTCGCTGTCTGCGATCTCAGAGTCGTCCACCTCACTGAAGCTGGCCGTCAGGCTGCCGGCGAGCTGCGCGTCGTCCTTCAGGCTGGTGATGATGACCGTGCCCTTGGTGAAGTTATAGTCCACAGCGTAGTCGGTGCCCTCGACGTAGTTGCCGCTGTCATTCTTTGCGATGGTCAGGGTGTCGAGGATGATCTTGTCGCTGGCGAACTCGGCGCGGCCGCCGGTGAAGGTGAGGGTCTTGGTAGTGGCCGTCTCCTTGCGGTGCTTGCCCGCGGAGGGGTCGAGCACATTGATGACGTAGATCGGGCCGATGTTCCCGAGGGTGTTGTTGAAATGCGCGTACACGGCCTCGCACAGGGTAAAGGTGCCCCAGTCGGACGAGTAGCCGATCTTCTTCTGAGCGTCGACCAGACTGGTGATCTTGATCGGCGCGTTGATGATGCCGGCCTCGCCGAAGCCGCGCACGAGGTTGACGGGTGCCGTGCCGATATAGACCGGCGTGGTGCCCGCCTGCACGGCGCTCTGTGCCACGGTCTCGCCGATGTGGCCGTAGGCGCCGTAGAGGTATTCGTTTGCCATCTGCTTATCCTCCTTTGCATGAAATTAGAGCAGCCGAGTGGCTGCCCTTAAAGCAGGTGTTGGTAGCTTTTCGGGTTGCGGGTCAGTGTCTCCTCGATGGAGAACTCAGCCCATGCAAACCAGTACGGGTAGAAGTCGGGGACGGCGTCTTGCTCCGTGACAGGGCCGAAGGTGATGCCCTTCTCCTTGATGACGCGGAGGTCGCCGAGGTACTCGGCGTTTTCAATCAGCCGGAGAGCTGTGTCCACAAAATTCCATGCGTCACGCCAGCCCTCTCCGTTCTTCACGAAGTAGGAGGCCGCCGCCTCGTTGTATTGCTGGATGTAGGTGCCGCTGCCGTCGCCCTTCGGCTTGAAGATGTCGGGCCCGTGGTAGCCGGGATCCCACGCTGAGAAGCAGAGCCGGATCTTGATGTTTCGGGCACTCTGGAGCAGGTCGTCGTCGCCCTGAACGATCTGCACGCAGACCGACGGGATCGGCGCGGCGATGTTCGGGGGCGTCCTGTCCTTCGATGGTACGAAAAGCGAGAACGCGGCCGGGTTTACCAGCTTGTATGGGTAGGAGGCGTCCGTTGCGTTGTCGTCGGGGAGCTTCAGCTTGACCAGAGGGCAGACCTCGGCGGTCAGCCAGTCCCGGACGGTTTCGATGCTGTTGACGATGGACATGGGGCACCTCCTACATGGTGACAGTCTGGCCGAGGGCCACGGTGGCGATCCCCATGTCCTCGCTCCAGTCGTTGACGATGTACTCGCGGCCGTCGACGTTGAGCCCTTCGCCCGCCGGGCGCCGAGCGGGCAGATCCTCGACCGCCGCATAAAGCAGCAGAGAGGACTCCGCGACGCTCAGCTCTTGCCCCCCTTGGCGTTCCTTCAGGGCGTTGTCGTCCAGCACGGCGGCGATGGCTCTGCCTTCGACGGTGTGCTTCTCACCGAACTCGTCGAGATTGAGAAACGTGCGCCGACGGTCAGCCTCGACCATCGCCTTGAAGCTGAAGGCCATCAGACGGGATCGGCGGCGCCGATCTGAGGGGGCTCCTCGTCGTCGGCGCCGTCATCAGGCTGCTCGGCCTTGGCGGCCTCGATGGCAGCGATGACGTCGGCCTTCTTGCGCATAGCAGAGGCGTCCACGCCATAGCGCGTGGCCACTTCCTTCAGCTCGTCGAGCTTCATGTCCTCGTTGTACTCAGGGGCCTCGTCGGCCGCGGTGTTGGTGCTGGCAGGCTCGTCGGCGTCGTCGCCGGGAGCGGGTGCGGGCTGCTCGGCAGTCTCGCCCAGCTCGCCGATGTACTTGGCGACGCCTTCCTTCACCAGACGGGCCTCCAGCTCGTCGTCAAACTTCTGAGGGCCGTCTGCTTCAGTGATGGGGATCACCTTGCGGCCGTTATAGTAGCCGAAGGTGCCCTTGATGATCTGGATCATGCTCTGCTCCTTTCTGCTGCGCTCAGTCCGTCAGGACGTCCGCAACGATGAACGGGTTCTTGTTGTTGGGGATCATCAGCGGGCGGCTGGAGATGGTCAGCGTGCGGCTGTTGCCTTCGGCGCTGCTCACATACTTCGGCACGCGGCGGCCGGCGTAGGTGTGGAACTCGCCGTCGCTCTGCTCGACCTGAGAGACGGCGCCGTAGGCGGTGCGGCCAGCGCCGGGAGCGGTGAGGACGCACTTGCCGGACGGGATGTAGAGCTTGTCGTTGCCCTCGTCGTCGGTGTAGGTCAGGTCGTAGGAGATGACGCTGATGATGCGGCCGAGGACGTTCAGGCGGGCCACGATGGCAGCGCCGTCAGGCAGCAGCTCAGGCTCCACGTTGCCGATCTCGATGCGGCGGTTGTCGAGGAGCTTCTGCACGGCCGCGTCGTTGATGATGGTGTCAGCCACGTCCGGGGAGCAGACCAGATCAGAAGCGCGGAGGCCGCGCTTGGTCAGCATACGGATCATGGCCTCCAGATCCTTCAGGATCTTGCCGCCGGCGGCGTCCCACTTGGCCGTCGGGGTGTAGGTCGCGGGGTTGCTGGCCTCGGAGTAGAAACGGATCTCCATCTCGTCGGCCTTGTCGACGTCGTCGGCGATGTGCTTCATCACGCAGCCGTTGGTCAGCATGGTCTCGGCGGCCATTGCTTCTTCGCGGTTGGTGATGAGCTCGCCCAGCTCGTCAGCGTCGCGCAGGATGAGGGTCTGCTGGCGCTGCTCAGGGGTGAGCTGAGAGTAGAGAGCCTCGCCGAAGCCGCGCTTGCGCAGCTCGTCGAGGGTCAGGACGCGACGGGGAGCCACGAAGGGCGGGGTGTAGCGTTCCATATTGTAGCCGGCGCGCAGGACGGTGACGCCGCCCTTGCGAGGGGCCACGAAGGGCGCCAGCTTCTTGCTGCCGTCACGGAACTCGACGAGCACGTCGTCGGTGGCGAAGATGTCGCTCGCGTCGTTGGTGGGGAAGTAGCGGTCACGCAGGAAGGTCGCAGCAGGGGTGAGCTGCTGCACGGCCATGAGCAGCGTGTGGGTGTCGTAGAAGTTAAAAGGCATTTTGTTGTCCTCCTTCTCTTAGTATTCGATGGCGTCGGAGAGCAGGATGCCGGCCTTGCGCAGCTCCTCCTCGTCGGTCGCCTTCAGGGTGTAGCCGCTTGCGACAGCCAGCTTGTTGCGGGCGAAGTGGCCGGTGCGGTAGGCCAGCACGGTCACGTCCGCGGTGGTGCCGACTTCCACGTCCTCGGCGAGGATGCAGTTGGCGGTCAGGGTTTCGTTGGTGGTCGCGGTGGAGCCGAGGATCACCAGCTTGCCGTCGCCGGCGGTGCCGGCAGGCAGGGCCAGCACGGTGCCGCGCTTATAGGTGGCCGCGGCGGTGGCCTCCTTGCGGATGGTCACGGTGAACACGTCGGCGACGGGCTCGTTGGCAACGATCAGGCCGTCATAGCCGACGCTGCCGAGGTTTTCGTCCAGTCTCTTGCTCATTACTTCTTACCTCCGTTCTGAGACTTGGTGGAGTTGTAGAGGCCGACGATGGCGTCCACCTTTGCCTTGTCGTCGTTTTCGCTGCCTTCTTCGCCGCCGTTAGGGGCAGCGCCGACGCCGGCAGCGCCGGACTCGTCGTTGTCAGCCTTGGCGTCCTTCAGGTGCTTGGCACCGAGGACCGCCTGCTTCTGCATAGCCTTGAGCGCGAGCTGCTCAGCGGTGCAGGGGGCCTCGCCGTACTTGGCGTCCCTGACGAGCTGCGCGTCGCCCACACTTGCGGCGATGCTGTCGATGGCCTCGATGCGGGCGCGCTCCTGCGTTCTGGCAGTTTCGGCCGCCTGCTGCTCGATCTGAGCCACGACGTCGGGGTGCTGTGCTCTCATTTCTTCGAGGGTCATGGTCTTGTTGTCCTCCTTCTTGGGGCCGTCGTTCTTGGCGGCCGCGTGTTTATTTCCAGCCGCAGGGGCGGCGTGGATGCTGTTGTCGATGGGGATCGTCCCCGGGATGTGTCTGAAGCCCTTGACGTCGTGCCGGATGCCGGCGACGAGGAGCACCTTCTTGTCGGCGCTCAGGGTGACGTCGGGGCCTTCGTCTGTGAGCAGGGTGTCGGCAAAGCCGTTGTCAATGGCCTCCTGCCCGACCATCCACGTCTCGCGGGTCATCATGCTGCGGAGCTGGTCGACCTCGATGCCGGTCTTGGCGTGGTAGATCTCCGCGATGGCCCGCTCGCTCGCGTCGAAGTCCTTCTGGAGCTTCTTCAGGTCTGCGAGGGTGTAGTAGTCGTAGAGCAGCCCGGCGACGCCGTGGATCATCACCATGCTGCCGGGATAGACCTGTACCTCGTCGCCCGCGCAGGCGATGACGCTGGCCGCGCTGGCCGCGATGCCTTCCACGACGACGACCTTGTGGCCGGTCAGGCCCTTGATGGCGTTGTGGATGGCGATGCCGGTGTAGAGGTCGCCGCCGCAGCTATTGATCTTGATGGTGATATTGCTCTTGCCCTTGACGGCCGCGAGATCCTCCATGAAGCTCTCGGGCGCGATGTAGAGGCCGGGCTCGGGCTCGCCCGTCCACCAGTCCACAGGCTGACGGCTCACGACGTCGCCGTAGAGGGTGATCTCGCCCTCGTCGTCACCGATGCTGGCGACGTTCCAGAACTTGATCGGCGTGCCCGCAGTCTGAGGCCCGGCGCAGAGCCGGGGAGTGTTATGCGTTCTCATGCTTGTCTCCTTCCTTGATGCTTTTGATGGCCTCGGCGACGATCGCCTCCCGCAGAGCTGCGGAGATCGTGCCGCTGGCCGCTGTGCTCTGGTCGACCTGCCCCTGCGCTGCGCGCAGCTTCTCGTTTTCCCGAGTGAGCTGGTCGACGTTGGCGTCCCACTGGCCGCCGTTGAGTCGGATGGTCGCCTGCTCTCTGGTCGTGATGCCTTCGCCGATGGCGAGGATCTCGGCCGTGATCTCCTTCGTCGGGTCGAGCTGTCCCTGAGAGGGGCCGATCCACTCGGCGCCGAGGTATGCGGCGCGGATCGCCGGATCTGCGAAGAAGCCCGGGGCGCTGATGCGGCCGCGGGCGACGGCTTCAGAGAGCCAGATCTCATATACCGGCGTGCAGAAGTCATCGACAAACCACTTGCGCCTCATGCGGAACGCCTTCCACGCCTCCATCAGGGCGGCGCGGCTGGCGCTGTACGAGCTGTTGAAGCTCTTGAGCAGAAGGTCGGCCGGGATCTCGAGCGCGGCGCCCACCTGTTCACAGATGGCGCGCAGGAATGTGTTGAAGCCACTGGCCGGCCGCTTGGGGTCTGCAAAGGTCACGTCCTCGCCGGGCTCCATGATGTTGATCTGGCCGGGGCCCATCTCGTACTCATTAGGATCTCGGCTCACCTCCGGCAGGCTGCTCCCGACCTCGTTGAACGGGTTGTCGCCGGCGCCCGCCTCGGTCTTGATGAAGGCCGTGAAAAACGACTCGACGACCGCCGCAGTCAGCTCGCTCTCGGTGTAGCGGCGAAGCTGGAGCAGGGGCTCGATGACCTGCGCGAGATAGCTGACGCCGCGGTATTGATCCGGGCGCTCGCTCTCCATGACGTGCAGGATGTTCGGCAGGCCAGTCCGCTCGCCGTATGCCTGAACACGGGCCCACGTTGTCGTCGTGCTGCCGAGCTCGAAGGGGTAGGTGCTGCGGATGTGGTACGCCTCGATCTGGCCGTCGTCGTTCACCTCGACGCCGTCGTAGATGGTGTTGCCGTTGGCCGCCTTGCCGGTGGTCAGCAGCATCGGGGTGATGATGCCGGAGGTCGTTGGCGTGGCGACTCGGTCGGCCTCGATCAGGTGCAGGCGTAGCGAGTAGGGCGTGAGCGGCGTCGGCTCGTACTGCTTCACGACGGCGAACACGTCGCCGCTGACCAGCCACGAGGAGAGTGCGAGCTGCTGCATGGCTGCGAAGTTGTTGACGCCGGTGGCGTCGCACGCCCTTTTGTTCTCAGACCAGAGAGCGAACTCGCGCTCGGCCTGAGCCTGCCATGCGTCGGCGGCCTCCTGCGTCATGCCGAGCGCCTCACGGTCGATCCGACTCTTGAGCTGGAGGCCGATGCCGACGACGTTGGTGCGGTTGGTGCGGATGGCAGAGGTGGCGATCGGGGCCGCCATGTAAAGCATCCGGGCACGCTGCCGCAGGGTGTAGTTGTTGGCGTCGATGTCCTCCTTCGGGCTGCCGCTCATAGCTCTGAAGCCCTTGGTCGCCTTCTTGTGCCAGCTCGCGCCGGCGTCGCCGTAGCCCTTATTCACAGGGCGCGGCTGCTGCCGCCTGTTCTGTGGGCGGCTTCTGCTTTTTCTTTTGCTGATGGTGCTCACCTCCTTCATGGTGAAGATGGCCGAGTCGGGAGAAAAGGAGCGAAAACTCCCGGCGTCGGCCTATGAAAAAAGCCCCTTTCGGGGCTTCTTTCACCAGTCTCGGGGCACTACTCCCACAGCTTTTCGCGGCTTCTCGCCGTTCAGTGCGGCCTCGAGGGCTTCGATGTCTGCCTCGAGCTGTTTGATGGCGGCCCGGATGGATCCGAGGTCGGTGTTGTAGCGGGCCAGATTGCGCGAGCCGATGCCGTAGCTCTGGACGCCTCCGTCCAGCATCTCGGCCTCTCGCTTCAGGTAGAGCTCCAGCCGGTTCCTCTTGATGGAGAGCTGGTACTCGATTTGTTCGCGGGTCTTTCTCATTGTGGTGTGTCCTCCTTACCAGTCGTCGAAGGCGTCGGCCCGGTTGTGCCGTTGCCGCTGCCGTCGCTGCTGCGGGGCCTTCGGTTTTTCCTCCAGTCCTTGCAGGCGGCGCTCGATGGCGTCCATGTCGGGGTTGATGATCTTGAGGCCGGCGTTGGCGTAGTCGCGGCAGTCGAGGGCCTCGTTGCGGTTGTGCCCGGGCAGCTTCTCCCACGCCCAGCGGTCGCCGCGGCGCGTGCGCGTGAGCACCAGCTTCTCGGAGAGGAGCCCGTTGAAGAAATTGAGGTCATAACCGGCGTCGGGGTGCCGGTTGAAATGGCAGTATTTTGGCCCGGGCTCCTGCACCTTCAGATTAGCCATGATCGTCGCCTTGCCGGCGTCGACGCCGATGGTGTAGAGCCAGCAGGTGATCCGCTTGTTGTCGCGGATCGGCACCTTGCTCGGGGGCGAGACGAAGGGGATGCCGTCGCCGCCCTTGCCCTTGATGGCAAAGACTCGCTTGCCGACGCGGGCCCGGCACGCCTCATAGACCTCTTGGGTGAAGTGGCCGCCGGAGTCGACGCAGGTGATGGAGATCTTCAGGCCGCGGCCGTTTTTGAACTTGTAGACGTGGTCGACCACGTCATCGAGCCGCTGCCAAACCTCCGGGGTGTCTGGCCGGCCCATGATGTAGCCCTTGACGACGCCCCACGTCTCGCCATACTTCCCGTGACCGACTACCTCGTATTCGAGGCGGTTGTCCTGAGTGTCGACGCCGCAGGTCAGCACGAGCACGCCATCGGGCAGCTCCACAGGGGTGCCGTCCGGGCGGGTGCCGTAGTCCTCACGGCGGGCGAGCATGGAGTCCTCGTCCTCGAGGTCGCCGCGATCTTCCCACAGTTGGCCGAGCAGGGTGTTGTAGACGACCTTGAGGCGCTGCGGGTCATCCTTGGCGTCGAGGAACTTGAGGACGATCTTCTCCCACGGAGTCCACGGGCTCGAGAAGGCATTGAGCCAAAAAGAACGGACGCCCTTTTTGTAGGCGTCCGGGTTGTCTGCGATCCACTTGGCCGGCTGCTTTCGCATGACGTCCTCGGGGATCAGGCAGCCGCAGGCCGGGCAGCTCCATGAGACGCCGCTCTTGAGGCTCCACGACTTTTTCCCGCGGATCCTCTTGACCTCCGGGTCGAAGTGGATATTGTCGAACACGATCTCGCTGTACTCCCCGCACTCGGGGCAGCGGTGGCACCAGCGTTCCTGCGTGCCTTGGTAAAAACTCGTCTCGATGTTGCTGTTGCCCTTGATGGTCGGGGTCGAGACCTCGACCGCCTTGGCGTTGTAGAATGTGGCCTGACGGGCTTCAGCCAGCGCCCACGGGTCGCCCTCGGTGCCGGCGCTGGTCGCCCAGCGGTCACGCTCGTCGCCGATGATGTAGCGGGCGGGTGTGGAGGCCAGAGCCGAGGCGCTGTTGGAGCCGGTCAGGGTGAGCATACCGCCCGGGAAAGACTTCTGGAGGATCGTGTTGCCGCTGTCCTTGGCCTTGACGTCGTGCACCTTCACCTTCAGGGGCTTGCTGTCGCGGATCATGGGAGCCACGCGGAGGCGGCTGAACTTCCGGGCGTCGTCTATGGTCGGGTGGACGTAGAGGATGCTGCCGGGGTCTTGGTCGATGATGTAGCCGATGATGTTGAGCTCGAGCTCGGACTTGCCGACCTGAGAAGCGGCCACCATGACTATTTTGTGCACCTTCGGATCCGTAAAAGCCCGCATGGGCTCCTCGAGGTACGGGGTGCGCTTGGTGCGCCACGGGCCGGCCTCGGCTGAGCTTTCCGGGGAGAGACGGCGGTGCTTGTCGGCCCACTCGTCCACGGTCAGACTCTCAGGCGGGGCGAAGCGTTTGACCGCTCCGGCGATGGCGGTATTGAGCTTCGCGGCGGCTTTTTTAGTCGTCCGCGTCATCGGCGAGCTGTTCGCCCCAGCCTTCCCGATCCCTTACTCGCCGGGCGTACACCTCGGGATCGTATTTATAGCCGGCCAGCTCCGTCAGGATCTTGTAGACCTCTGTGCGGATGATCTCGGACGCCTCGGCGGGTGTTGCTGCGCCGGTGACGTCGACGGCCAGACGGCCCGGCAGGGCCACGAGCATCGACCTGATATTGTAGACGAGGTCGGTCATCACAGCCTCGACGTCCTCGCTGCGGTGCATGGTGCCCTCGAGCTCGCTGAGCTGGAGGGCGGCGATGTCTGCCTTGCTGCGCTTGAGGTCAGCCTCAGCCTCCAGACGCCGGCCCTCGATCTCGCTGTCCTTCTTCGACGGCTCCCGGCCGTTGGCCTTGGCCGTCAGGTATCGGATGTACCTCTGGATCGTCGGCAGCAGGTCATAGCGGTTGGCGCTGCCTTCCTTGACTGCGGCGATGACGCCCTCCTTGGTGAGCTGCTGCACTCGGCGGGGCGTCATGTCGAACAGGGCCGCGATGGTCTTGCTGTCGACGAGCTTGTTGTTGGTTGGGTTCGGCATGGCGTTCCCTCCTTTCTGCCGCTCGGGCGAAACGAAACGGCCCGAAAAAATTTTTTCCCGGCTGCGCGTTTTTTGGGCTCGCCAGCACCGCAGGCCAGAGGGGCCCGTCACAGTACCTTGCGGCGCTGCGTGCGGCCGTGGAGGCGTCTGCGCGGCGCTGTGGCGCGCTCTGTGCGCGTCTGGCGGTGTTGGCCGGGCTCGGTGTCGGGTGCGGCTGTGGACGCGCTGTGCGGCGTTCTGGTGGGCTCTGGCTTAGAGGCCGAGGGCTCGCTTCATGTGGTGCTCGAGGCGCTTGCTGGTCTCGGTGTTGAGCCGGAGCATGATGGCCTCGTTGGTTCGGTCGCTGGTTATCATCTGCGGCACCGAGATGGTGGTCAGCTTCTTGATGTCGGTGCGGGTCTTGCTCATTCGCTGGAATGGGATCCAGCTCGTGCCGTCGCTCTTGGTGTTGCCTGTCCCCATGAGAATATTGTGCGATCGCTGCGAGAACGGGCCGCCCGGGGTACGGGTGTTCAGATAGCGGCCGATTACCTTCTTCTGTCCCTTGAGCACCGACGCCTTCAGCGTGTAGCTCTTACCGCGGGGCGGTGCCTTCGGTGTCATGCCGAAGTGCACAGGGGTCAGGAGCCTGCCCTTGTAGGTGATGGCGAGCTCCTCGATGGTCTCGCCGGTGATCTGGATGCTGCCGGCCATCTTCTTCGGCTTTCCGCTGCCCGAGGGCGTGATCTCCGACTTCTTGATGTTGTAGACGGCCGTGACCTCCTGAGCGATCCAGCCCGGGGCTCTGGCCTTGACGTCCTTGATGGTGTTGCTGATGGCCTTCTTGCCGCCGTTCTCGATTGCCTCGAGGTCAGCGACGAGCTGTTGCAGGTTGCTGAGCTGCGCCGAGATGCTGTTCTGCGGCATGGCCGTCGCCTCCTTCCTATACGCAAAAAGAGACCGGCGGGCGTTGGTTCGCCCGTCGGCCTCTTGCCGTCGGTTGTTATTTGGTTTTCCTCTGGTCAGCCGCTCGGAATTGTCACGGCGTTGCCCGTGTGTCCGGCGGTCTTTTGCAGGATATAGAATAGCACGGGTCGCTACTGCTTTTCAATTCCTTTTACTTCCCTTTTGTTCCTTTTACTGCGTTTTACTGCCGCAGCTCAGGCAGGGGCTCCAGCTCGTCCAGCACGGCGGCGAGGTTGAGCAGGGCGCGGCCGTGGATCTTGTATGTCCTGTTCTGGTAGGCGTCCACTCTGTCGACGTAGTCCTGCCGATCACCGAACAGGACGCCGCAGGTGCTCTCCCAGTCAGCCCGGTCGAAGTAGCGCAGCCGGATGACGGCGCGCTCGTCGGGGTCGGAGAGCTGGAGGATCAGGCCCTCGATGGCGTTGCGCTCCTGCTTCTCCTCAGCCTTGAGCCGGTCGATCTGTTCCTCGAGCTCCATTTTCCGCTCCACCATCATGCCGGTGCGGTCGGATGGTGTGCCGGATCCGCGTGGCATACCTGTCAGATCAGGGCCGGGCGGTGAGGCCATCGTCATCTCCATGCGGTCGAGGCGTTCGAGCTGGTTGTCGATGTCCCTCAGCATGGCGGTGTAGGCCGCGAGCCTGTCCTTGATCCGTTGTGTGATCGGCTTCTCGCTCATTATGTCAGGGCGTCACTCCTGCTCACCTCCTTCCTCGTCAGGCTCGAAGATCGCGGCGATCTCCTCGCGCGGTAGCTCTCGGCCTTGACGGACGCAGCGCACGTTATTGTCTCCAGTTGTTTTGATGTAGCGCCGCACGATCACGTCGCACCATTTGGGTTCGAGCTCGATCATGGCGCAGGTTCGCCCGGTGTTCTCGCAGGCTATGAGCGTCGAGCCTGAGCCTCCGAAGAAGTCGACCACGAGCTCGCCCGGCCGGCTGCTGCTCAGAATGGCCCGCTCGCACAGTGCGATCGGCTTCGGCGTTGCGTGCCCGCCTGCGTCGTCTCTTTCTGCTGTGTTTGTGATCGGGAAACGCCACACATCGGTCATTATGTCATGCTCGTCGCTGTCGTTGTGTGTGTTGTCGAAGAAGGCGCGCAGCTCCATCGCTTCTGCTTTCATGCTCTGGTATGCCTCGGACGGCTTGTTGCGCAGTTTCATCACTTGATCGTGTGGAAGGCTGAAGGCTCGGCCCTTAAATGCCTGCTGGAGCTTTTTGTAGTGCCACTCCGGGATCGGCGTGAACTGCGATTTGCTAAACCAGTGCCCCCACATTTGAACGCCGGTGATCTCCGTGAGCTGCTTGGCCTTGAGTCCGACCTTCTGAGCCTCTCCGACCATATAATCGAGGATCGCCTCGTATGCGTCGTTGAAATGGTCTTTGTTATTGTTGAAGCCTTCGACGCCGCACATAACAAAGAGGCATTTCTCGGTTTCCCTCGGGTAGCTCCGCATGAGCTCGCTGTTGACTCCGAAGGCTGAGTGCTTCGCCCATGTGATGTAGTTTCTGAACGTGATCTGGTTCGCGGCGATCATCGGCCGAAGGATGAAGGCGTAAATATCCATGAGCGGCTCGTCGATGCCCCAGCAGTACCAGCTCCCGTTTTCCTTCAGGATCGAGAAACTGAGCGCAATCCACTTCTTGTTGAACTCGAGGAGATCGTTCTGGTTCTGGTTGTCATTCTGGACGCCGTCGCTCTCTTTTCCCATGCCGTATGGCGGGTCGGTGAAAATAAGGTCGGCGCGCTGCCCGTCGGTTGCCTTCTGAACGTCGCCCATCTTCAGGCTGTCACCGCAGTAAAGCCGGTGGTCTCCCAGCAGCCAGAGGTCGCCGGGTTCGGTGAATGGTTCCTCTGGCGGCGCCTCGGGCTCGGTGTCGCCGTCCTCCTTTTCCGACTCGTCATCATGCAGAGCTTCGGACAGAGCCGTGACAAGATTGCCGTATTCTTCCTCTGTGTAGCCGCTGAGCATGAATGGGATCTCGCCGGTGTCGATGTCGGCGAAAACCTCGGTGAGCATCTTGTTGTCAGTGGTGGCGAGCTCCGCGATGCGGTTGTCAGCCGTCAGATCGGCCAGCTCCTCGGCCTCGCTTGCGTAGTCCTGATAGTCGACCGGGGCGTCGGTCAGGTCGTCGAGCTGCGCGGCCATGAGACGGCCGTGGCCCTTTGTGACGAGCCCGCTGCGCTTGCTGACAGTGATCGGGGCGCGCCAGCCCGTCGCTCTGATGATAGAGGCGAGGAGCTTGATCTGCTCCGGCGGGTGCTGGTTGGGGTTCTTTGGATTGGGCCGCAGATCCTTCAGCGGGACGATGGCGTCGTGTGCACAGAACACGGGGACGCTGCCGGCGTATGCCTTCGGCGTGGCCGTGGTGCTGTACTCCTCGATCTCGGGGCCGGTCTGCGGCTGCGGTTTATTCATGGCCGTCACCTCCTGTGGAGAATTGTTTCTCGATCCACTTGTGGAGGCTGGAGCCCTGCCAGTTGTTTCGGCCGTCAAGACGGTTTTTCAGCCGTTCCAGTTTCGCCTCCTCGACCTCCTCGGTGGATCGGTGGAAGATGATGCGGAGCTGGTCGAGCATGATCTGGACGTCGGCCATCTCCTCGATCACGTTGCCGATCGCTGCGGTCACTTCGCAGCCAGCCTGTGCCCGTTTGATTTTGCAGAGGGCTTTGGTCAGCTCGGCCATCTCCTCGACGGCCATGTCCATTTGTGCTGGCGCGCCGTAGGTCGTGATCGCACGATCCAGCAGGGCCCGGCGTTCCTCCGTGGTCATCACGGGCGGCCTCCCTTCGTCAGCTCTCTGACCAGCATGGCCACGAGCACGATCACGATGATGGCGAGGGAGATGGCGGTCGGGATCCAGATCGGGGCCAGTACCCACAGCCAGCTCCAGTTGATGACGCCGGTGAGCTTCAGGACGATGAAGGCGACGGCGAGAAGGTCGCAGAAGCCGATCCCGCCGGCCGTCGTGTTGTTTCTTTCGTTGTTCATGTATTACCTCCAGTATTATTTTCCGAGCCCCTTCAGCGCACAGGCTGTGCAGGCGGTTCGGACGTCGGGTTCCAGTGCGAGGATCCGGCGGGCCGTGTCTGTCTGCCAGCACTCAGCGCCACAGACGGGGCAGGTGGTGAGCTGCCAGTCGTCCGTCGGAGGCTCCGGGACGTTATCGCGCAGCGGCATGGTGAGGATCCCGCCGTCTCCGGGCTGGTGGGGCGAGAGGATAGGCTCAGGCTCGTCGGGGATCATGGTGCCGAGGAGCTCGTTGTACTTCTTGAATATGTCCTCCGACGCTGCGCTCCAGCTCTCGCCGTGCTCTGTGTCCTCCGGGGTGGCGACGTGGGCCAGCTCGTGCGCCAGCAGCTCAGGGGCGGCGCTGATGGGCGCCTCGGCCGAGATGCAGACGATCGGCGTGCTGCCGTCGTCGGGAAAGATGGTCAGGCCGTAGGCGGTGCCGTTGGTCTCGTCCCGCAGGTCGGGGACGTACTGCGCGACGTACTCGACGCCGGGGTAGAGCTCAGAGAAGGCCCGGGCCACGATGGCCGTCGGGTCGTTGATGAAGGGCGAGGCCATCGGGCCGATCTTCTCGTACTGCTTCAGGGCCGTGTAGGTCTCGCGCAGCATGGCCCGCACTTCGTCCTTCTTGATGCCGTTGATGGTGGGCCCGTTCAGGATCAGGTCGAGCATCCTGTCGCTCCAGTCCTGCATCAGGTGGGTCTCCGGCATACCGCAGCCGAAGGGCACGACGTCGACCTTCTCACGGGTGAGGGTTTCGTATTCTTTCACGGTGCTGCTCCTTTCAGAAAAGTCGAGCGGGCCGGAGCCCGCCCGGCGCTCCATTTACTGCATGACGACGACCTTGCCGGCGTCGATCAGATCGCCCATGTTCTTCAGGAAGTAGTCGGCGATGTTCTTCTTGGCCTCGAGCTTCCAGATGCCGCCGTCAGCTTCGAAGAAGCCGATCCCCTCGTCGGGATCCACGCGCAGCAGGAACTCGCTCTCGGGCTGCTCCACCTCGAGGAAGGTGCGGAACGGCCGCAGCATGACGCGGGGCTTGATCTCGACGACCGCGTTGAGGGCGACGCCCTGACGTGCCTCGACGGTCTGCGTGACGCCGTTGTCGTTGGTGCTGACGCTGTTCTCGTTGGTCATGCGACTCAGCAGGTCGAGCAGGTAGGCCGTGCCCTCGTTGGGGATGCAGAGGCTCCGCAGCTCGATCAGAGCTACCTCGCGTCCTCTGAAGCCGGTGTACAGGCCCGGGGCGTCAGCCTTTGCGCGGTAGAGCGTGTTGCGGGAGAAGTCGCTCAGGTAGGTGGTCATCACCTCGACGGTGTCGTTGCTCTTGACCTGCACCATGATGGTCGTGCCGACCTTCTCGAGCTCGGTGCGGATCAGCTTGCAGATGCTATCGAGTCCGCTGACGCTGATGCAGTCAGGGCGGTCGACGTGCGGCGGGATGCGGGTGAGTGATGCGTCGGCGTAGGTCTGGCCGTTAATCTCGAAGATCTTGGTCTCCTTCAGGCTGACGATTTTGTCGATCATTTTTGCGAGCATTGTGTTGTCCTCCTTGTTCTGTGTTGTGGGTGTTTATCCGTGCTGGACGAGCTTCAGGAGCTTCGGGGCCTCCTGCTGCGTGCCGTCCATGTTCATTTGGCCGGGCACCTGCGGCACCATCTCGGCGACGACGAGCTCGCCGTTGCCGTCAGAGGTGACATAGAGGGCCGTGGCGACGGGGTTGGTGGCTGCGAGCGTAGACTTGGCCGTCACTTGGACGCCGATGGTGCGGCGCTCGTCGTCCGGGGTCAGCTCGATGGTGAGGGTGATCTTGCGCTTGGCCGTGGCCTTCGTGTTGGGGTCGAGGATGTTCTGGATCACCTTGTCCATCTCATAGTCGACGCGCTCCTCGAAGGCGCCGCGGGCCATCGACATGATGCTGTCGCGCTGGTTCTGTTCGTTCATGGGGTTTCTCCTTTCTTACCGCTGCCGGCCGTGCCATACTTCTCGAGCGTGTCCTTCATCGCTCCGGCGATGCACTCGGCCATGATGGTCGCGGTCTTGGTTTCGCTGTTCTTGGCAGCCTGTTCAATGGCTGCGCGGATCTCGTCGGGCTCGTAGCCCGTGTTCTCGTAGGCGGCGAGCTTCTGGACGAGCACCTCCTTGGTGGCTGCGCTCCAGTAGCCCGTCTTGATGCCGTTGACTCTCTCGTGGGTCAGACGTTCCATGCTGGCCCTCCTCTCAGGTGGCCGATCCGAGCGTCATCTGCTCGGCCTCGGTCGGGTTGTCTGCGTAGGCTGCGGCCGTCTGGCCCGTTGGGCCTGAAGGCTCCGCTCTGGCCCACACGGCCTCGGTGGCGTCCGAGCGGGTGGCCTTACGGCGGCCGACCGTCGTGAGGATCCCGATCTCCTTCAGCTCTGTGAGCCGCGGGGCGACGTAGTTGCGGTTGAAGTACGGGATCCGGCCGGCTGCGACGAGCTCCTCGGTGATCTCGCTGGCCGTGAGCTCACGGTTGCCGAGGGTCTCGAGGATCAGGCGGCAGCGGGCGGCCCGCTTGGGGAGTACGGCGTCATAGCTGCGGCGCCGGGTCTCTTTGGTTGTCTGGTTCATGTGTTTCCTCCTTTCCGGCCAGCTCGACGCTGTCGGCTGGCGTGTCCTTGACTTCAGGCGTCGGCGCTTCGTTGCCCCACACGTCCCATCCCGGGGCAGCCTCTCGGGCGAAAAGCTCGATACGGGGCAGGTCTCCCATCAGCTCGACGATCCTGTCGCGGATTTCGGCCGGCTTTCTGCTGTGCTGCTGGAGCGGGGAGAGGACGATGCTGCGGACGCTGCCGCTGATGCGCTTCGGCTTGCCCTTGGTCGCCAGCAGGCAGATCTCTGAGTTGCTGCGCGTCCAGTTTCCGAGCCCCATGAAGATGCCGGTGCCGTTTCTGTTCTGCTTTACCCAGTTGAAGGCGACGGTCTTGTAGCTGAAGCCCCACGCCTCGATCACGTCGAGAGCCTCGCGGAGCATGGGGAAGGTCGCCCACATGAAAAGCACGCAATCCTCGTTAGCAATACCCCCCCCGCAGCTCCGACGCCCATGCGCTTGATGTCCTCGATGGTCATGGTGTCGTAGTGCTTGGAGGCTGCCGCTCTGGTGCCGCGGTTCTGATAGCTCCACGGAGGATCGGCGTAGATGATGCTGTACTTCTTGTCAGGGAGTGGGATCATGGGCGTCCTCCTTTCCGAGCGTTTCCGACTCGATGCCGTGCAGGAACTTGATGAAGCCGGCCGTCGCCGGTACTTCGTAGCGGGAGAGCTCTGCGTGCGTCATGTACTTGCGGCCGTAGATCTCGGCCATATCGCGCCAGACGGGCCACGGTACGCGGTAGAAGTCCGTCAGGCTCACGGATACGAGCACGAAGGCGATGGCGCCGAGCTTGTGATGGGCCTCGAGGTCGTCCTGCTGCTCTTGAGTGAGCCGGCGCTGCTCGATGCGCTCGTCGTCGGTGTGTTTGGCCTCGAAGTAGATGCTCCGGCCGCCCTTCAGGGTGCCGCCATAGTCCGGCTGGGCCTGCTTGGTGTAGCAGGCGATGAACTGGCCCTTGCGGTTCTTGGCGCCGAGGGGCTTCATGGGCTCCGGCGTCTTTTCAATCTTGGCGAGGCCGCGGCTGAGGTAGTAGTCGCACGAGGCCGAGATGATATTCTCGAAGTAGCCGCCGGCGACTCTTGCCTGCTTGCCGCGGATCTGCGCCATCATGTGTTTTTCGGCTGCGTAGGGCGTCGGGTCGTTGTAGCCCTCCGCGTTCTTTCTCGGGTCGTACTTCGTCACGGCGTTCAGCCTCCGATCTCGATGTGGACGCCCGGATCGGAGATCAGGCGGTCGGCGAGCGTGAGGATGGTGGCACCGTCGAGGTGGACGCGGATGGAGCCGCCGCGGGCAGGCAGGTGGATCGTCACGCTGCCGATGTTGGGATCGTCCTCCTCACCGCTTTCGGGCTCCTCGTCAGGCTTCAGCTCGCTGATGGCCTCGAAGCCGTTGCGGACGGGGATGCCGTGTGCCTTGGCGAGCTCGATCTCCGCGGCCATACCGGCCGAAGGGTGGTCAATACCGAAGGCCCACAGCTCGGAGCAGCCGAGCACCAGCTCGCTGCCGATCTTCAGGGCCAGCTCACGCTCCTCGGGGACGTTGTCGTCCATGAACTGCGTGAGATAGATGTGCGGGGTGACGGGGATGACGCCCTTCTCCACAGCCGCGCGGCTGTACTCCTTGGCGCGCTGGATGTTGTTCTCGTAGTCCCCGCGGCACGGGGAGCAGATGTAAACCTTTTTCATGTTGTTCCTCCTATCGTGAGCGCCAGCTCTGGCCGGTGAGGGTGATGCCCCTGCACATTTCCATGAGCCGGTCGATGGTGGCCCGGGCCGTCATGCTGTCGCGGCTTTCTCGCGGCGTCATGCGGTCGATCAGGGCCTCGGTGTCGTAGTTGGTGGTCACTATGGTCGGCAGGTATGCCTCATAGCGGCCGTTGATGATGTTGTAGACCGTGGAGATCGCCCACTCGGTCGGTGGCTCCTTGCCGATGTCGTCGATCACGAGGAGTGGGACGGTCTTGTAGATCTTCAGGACGTCGCTCTCGCTGCCGCCGGTCGTGGAGTAGGTGCGCTTGATGCGCTCCAGCAGGTCGATCATCGTCATGCAGATGACCGGCTTGCCTTGCGCGATCAGGTGGTTGGCGATGGCAGCGGCGAGGTGGGTCTTGCCGGTGCCCGGCGGGCCCGCGATAAACAGGCCGTTGCGGCCGGGTTCCTGACGACCGGGCTGCGGCAGCATGGTGTCGAAGCCTTCGGCATAGCGCCGGGCGGCTGCCGCTGCTCGCTTGTTGTCGTCTGTGAGCTGGAATGTGGAGAAGGTGCGCCGCAGGAAACGGTCGCCCATGCCTGACTCGCCGACGATGCGCTTGATGCGATCCCGCATTTTCTTCTCCTCCTCAGCCTTGGCGGCTGCGGCCTCAGCAGCTTCGCGCTCTGCCTTCGCCTTCTCATAGGCAGCCACGGCCTCGGGGCAGGTGCATCGCTCGGCTCCGTAGGGAGGCCAGAGGATGCGGTTGCCGAGCTGGATGCCCTTGTGGTAGCGCAGAGCGCCGCAGAACTCGCAGGGGACGGGCTCAGGGACTCCGGGGTGGCCGGCGAGGCGCTCGTCGTTGCTCCAGATCCAGTTACCGGCGTCACTCGTCGTCGGCCGGCTTGAAGCCCTTGCCCCAGTCTCGGCCGGAGCTGTCGGGCTGTTCAGGATCTCGCTGATTTTCTGCACCTTCGTTCACCTCCTCGTTATCCCAGTAGCCGCCGTTGAGCCATGTGCTCGGGTTCGGTATGTAGCGCCCGTTCTCCCGGCGCCACTGGTCGCTCCGCTTCTGAGCGTCGACCGCCTGCATGATCCTCTCGTGGAGCTCAGCGGTGGGCTTGATCTTGTTCCACGCCTTCAGAGCGTACTGCTTGCCGGTCTTTTTCGGGTAGGCTTTCCAGAACTCGAGAAATCTGGCCTCGACGAGTGACTTTGTGCCGCCGTCACTCCCCTCGTCAGAGGGGGAAGGGGGTGTATTACCTTCTCTTGTCTTATCTTCTCTACTCTGGTCTACTCTGCCTCCGGCTTTCTTACGGCTGTTTGCCGGTCGTCCGGCGGTCGGCGTTGGGTCGTCCGGCGAGGCGTCGGCAGACGCCGCAGCAGCGGCCCGGCGACTGCGGGAGCGCTCTTTCTCGGCTTGCCGCTGGTCGATCAGCTTGCCGGCGTACTCGTACCAGTCGTGGATCTCGAGCGTCCCGTCCTCTTTTTCGTCGATCCAGCCCGCCCGGATCAGCGTTTTCGCCAGCTTTTCGGGGTCTCCGTCCCACTGAGCAGCCCGCGAGATCATGCGCGGCGTGATGTCGACGAGGCTGCCGGTCGGGGCGTTGTCGAGGGCCCACAGCCAGAACGAGACGAGCAGCCCCATCATGTGCGGCGGCTCGACTTCGAGCTGGTCAGCAGCGTCGAACAGTTTGCGGTGATCCTTGAGTGTCTGATGCACTTGCAGCCATGCCACGGTCGTCACCTCCTTTCTGTGGTCGTTTGTTTGTGGCCTGCTTTTGGTCGTCTGCCGGTCGTCCGGCGGTCAGGTTAAAACGGAAGGTCGCCATTGTCCTCGATCTCCGTGAAGTCGCCGGAGCCCTCAGAGTAGCCCGGATCTGCGAAGTCGCTGCCAGAGCTCTGGCCGCCGTCCTTCTTGCTGTCGCAGAAGTGGACGGAGTCGACCGTGATCTCGACGGCTTTGCGGCGGTTTCCGTCCTTGTCCTCGTAGCTGCGGCTCGTGAGCTCGCCCTCGACGAGGACGAGGCGGCCCTTGCTCAGGTACTTGCAGACGAACTCGGCCTGTGCGCGCCATGCGACGCACTCGATGAAGTTGGTGATCTTCTTTCCGTCCTTGGTCTTGCGGCCGGTGTCGCTGGCGAGGGTGAAGCTGGTGATCGCCGTGCCCTGCTGCGTGTATCTGAGCTCGGGGTCGGCGGTGAGACGGCCTTGGAGGCCGGTGTGGTTATACATTAGGCATTTCCTCCTTGCTGGTTATGCTGTGCGGCCGCATTGTCGAGGGACGTGCAGATCTCGTCGTACTCTTGGCGGGTCAGGGTGGCCGGATCCTGCTTTTTGTACTTCTCCACGATCCGGGCGTTGGTGCGCTCCTTGGTCATTCCTGCGGCCTCTGCCTTCTTGTAGAGGCGCGCGAGCTGCGCGTCGCTCAGACGGCCGGAGCCCTGCCCCTGACGGCCCTGTGTGGCCTGCTGGCGGCCTCCAGCGCCGGATCCTTTGCCCTGCGCGCCGAAGTCACTGTTGTCGGGGTCGTCCTCGCCTTGGTCGACGGTGAACTTCTCGAAAAGGTAGTATTTCAGGGCGTAGGTGTGGGCCGCGCCCTTGGCCTTGGCGGGGTCATCGTTCCAGCCGACGGCGTGGACGGTGGCCTCGATGGTCTCGTCGTCGTTGTCGAGGTTCAGCCAGCGGATCGTCAGGTCGGCCTCGTAGAGGAACATGAGCTTGTCGCCGTTGCGTGTCTTGGTCTGCATGGTGATCCAGTAGACCGGGTCGCCGTTCTCGGCGTGGCGCGTGGCCTGCTCGCTGATGACGTCGAAGTCGACGCCGAGCTCGTTCATTATGGGGGTGATCTTCTCCCACACGTCGTAGATCTTGGCGTACTTGTAGCTGACGCCGTCGCTGTGCTGCTTCTTGACGATCTCCGGGCAGGCTTTCCGCATTTCGACGAGCTTCTGCCGGAGCGTCAGGCAGGCGGCTTCAGGAGGGGCCGCAGCAGCGGCCGCCTCGGTTTTCTTGGTTTCTGCCATATCGGTGCCTCCTCGTATAATAAGTTAAAAGTAAATAGTTTCAGGTATCAGCAGGCTTTGAGGTGCCCGTGATACAATAGCTGTAGGACAGCAGGGTCAAGTTCTTGGACCTCCAGTTGAGCCGC